CGGCAGAAACGGTCCATCTCGGTTGAGGAAATGCGCGGTGTGCCGTGCTGGATGGGCATCGACCTTGCCAGCAAGAAGGACGTGGCGGCACTGGTGCTGCTGTTCGAACGTGGTCAGGAGTCGTTCATCATCCCGCGCTTCTATGTGCCAGAAGCCGCGGTTGAGGAGAACGACCGGTATCGAACCTTCGCGACCAGTGGCGACATCATCGTGACGCCGGGCGCCCAGACCGACATCGCATTCATCGAGGAAGACATCAAGAAATTCGCCTCGGTGGTGAATCTTCAGGATGCGGCCTTCGATGACTGGCAGGCGAACGACCTGATGGGCCGCCTGCAGAAAACGAGCCTCAAGGACAAGGTGATCAACTTCAATCAGACGGTGCGCAACATGAGCGAGCCGATGAAAGAGGTCGAGGCGCGTGTGATCAGTCGCCGCCTCTGGCACGACGGCAACCCGGTGATGACATGGATGATGGGTAACGTCGTCTGCAAGATCGACGCGAAAGAGAACGTCTACCCACGCAAGGAAAGCGAGAGTGATCCGAATTGTAAGATCGACGGGCCAGTGGCCTTGATAACCGCGATGGGCCGCGTGCTTGTCGGTAAACCAGCCGATAAGGAATACGAGCTTCTGTTCGTCGGCTGACGTTTCGAAAGTTTCAAACCAAAGACCCCGCCAAGTGCGGGGTTTGTCATTTCTGGAGCCCATGGAAATGCTGAAGCGCGCTTATAGCACCTTCGAAATCAAATCGGCCGACGATGACGAGCGAGTCATCGAAGGTATTGCGACGACTCCGACACCGGATCGTTACGGCGATGTCGTCGAACCGAAGGGCGCGGAATTCACGTTGCCGATTCCGTTCCTGTGGCAGCACGACGCATCCAAGCCGGTCGGCCACGTCACAAAGGCGAAGGCCACCAAAGACGGCATCACCGTCACGGTGAAGCTGGTGAAGCCCGAGCCGGATGCGCCGAAGGAATGGGCGGACCGGCTCAACAGCGCATGGGCAGATATGAAATCCGGCCTCGTGCGTGGCCTGTCGATCGGCTTCACGTCGATTGAGCACACATACATCGAAAGTACCTACGGCATCCACTTTTTGAAGTGGGCTTGGCTCGAGCTTTCAGGCGTGACCATCGCGGCCAACGCTGAGGCGAGCATCACAGCAATCAAGCGTATCGACATGCAACTGCGGGCCGCGTCAGGCCGTGAGCAGAAGCGCGTCGTGAAGCTCATCACTCCCGGCGTCTCGGGAACCCCTGCGTCCGCACGTCGCGGCGCAGTTCAACTCATCCCGAGGAAATAGATCATGGCGAAGAACATTGCAGACCAGGTGAAAGACCTGGAGAACACCCGTGCCGCAAAGGCGGCTCGTATGGAGGCCATCGCGCAGAAGTCGATCGACGAAGGTCGGTCGATGGACGAGAGCGAGACCGAGGAATTCGACGGCATCGAGTCCGAGATTCAGTCCATTGACGCGGATCTGGTGCGGCTGTCGAAGCTGGACAAGCTGATGAAGTCGGCGAAGCCGGTGGAAACGCCGCGTGTCGACAAGAACCCGCAGAAGACCGCGGGCGAGCTTCGTGAGCGTGGCCCGACCATTATCGTCGCGAAGGACAAGGACGAAAAGTTCAAGGGCCAGAACTATACCCGCATGGTGATCGCCAAGACGCTGGCGCAACTCGACGGCTGCTCCCCGGTTGCGATTGCGCATGAGCGTTGGGGCAAGTCGAACCCGACTGTCGTCGAGTGCATCAAAGCGGCCGTCGAAGGCGGCAATGCCCAGGCGAGTTCGTGGGGCGAGGAACTGGTTCACATCGACCGCTGGACCGGTGACTTTATCGAGTTCCTGGATTCGCGCACCGTGTACAACCAGCTGCCGCTGCAGGAAGTGCCGGCGAATATCAACATCGCTGGCATGAGTGGTACCGGCGTTGGCTACTGGGTCGGCGAGAGCAAGGCCATTCCGGTCTCTGCGCTCGACTTCCTGGATGTCGACCTGAAGCCGTTGAAGGTGGCCGCCATGGCGATCATTTCCAACGAACTGATGCGCGACTCCTCGCCGGCTGCGGAAATGCTGGTCCGTAACGGACTAGTGAACGCAGCCTCTCAGCGTATCGATACCACGTTCCTGTCTGCGACGGGCGCGGGTAGCGGCGCCCCTGCCGGCCTGCTGCAGGGTGTCTCTGCCATCCCGGCGAGCGGCACGGACGGCGATGCGGTGCGCGCGGACATCCAGTCGCTGTACGAGGTGTTCATCCTCGCGAAGAACGCTACGGGCCTGCAGTTCGTGATGGACCCGGCGCTTGCGAAGGCGCTGAGCCTGATGACGAATGCGCTGGGTCAGAAGGAGTTCGCGGACATCCGTGCGACCGGCGGCACGCTGGAAGGCGATCCGGTGGTGACCGGCGAGAACGTGGCGGCTGGTCACATGATCCTGCTCAAGCCGAGCGACATCTACAAGATCGGCGACGGCGGGATTCAGGTGTCGGCATCGCGGGATGCGACAGTCGAGATGGACAGCGCGCCGCAGGGTGACTCGCAGAACCCGACCGAGTCGAGCGCGAACCTCGTTTCGATGTTCCAGACCGAAAGCACGGCGATCAAGATCGTGAGGTCCTTGAACTTCGCCAAGCGTCGTTCGCATGCCGTGCAGTACGTCTCTGGTGCTGCATACGGCGGCGCATCGACGTAATCCATCGACACATCAAGCTAAGGCCCCTCCGATCTTGGAGGGGCCGTCCTTGGAGGCTACATGCAGGTTCAAGTGATCAAGAAGCCGCTGAAGTACGGCACCAAGCTGTATTCGGTCGGCGAGCCCGTCACCATGACGAGCAAACATGCGAGGGTCTTTCTGGCCCTGCGCCGCGTGAGGGTGCCGGACGCGACTCGATTGGATATTCCCGCTGCACCGCTGCCGGTGACGCTCGTGGCGACGCCTGAGCCGGAATCAGTTCCGGGGGTGCCTTCGGAATCGGTGCCTGAGGTGGGGGTTGAGGAGCGCCGTCCGCGTCGCCAGTACCGCCGTCGTGACGTGCGCCCGGAGAATCGCGACCCGCAGGCTGAGGATTGAGCCACACCATGCGCATCTTCGGGCTCGACATCTCTGTGCGTAAGCTGCGCACGAAGGCGACGCAGGCCCTGTCATCTGTCGGCTCGTGGTTCAAGATCTTTGACACGACGCCGGGCGCATGGCAGCGGGACGAAGCGCCGGCCGATGTCGGCACGGTCTCGCGCAATTGGGCCGTCTTCAGCTGCGTGACGCTGATCGCGGGCGACATCGCGAAGATGCCCGCCCGCGTGATGCGGTTCAACGCCGCGACGAAGGTGTGGGATGCGACGATCTCGCGCCCGGTGCTTCGCCGACCGAATCACTTTCAAACGCGCATCGACTTCTTCAAGTGCTGGGTGTTCTCACTGCTGCTGCAGGGGAATACCTATGTGCTCAAGGAGCGCGACGAAAACGGATTCATCATCGCGATGTACATCCTTGACCCCTGTCGAGTGACGCCGCTCGTTGCTTCTGACGGTAGTGGCGCGATTTTCTACCAGCTGGCGAGCGACAATCTCAGCGGCATCAATGAGACGGTCACGGTCCCGGCCAGCGAGATCATCCACGACCGCTTGCATACGCTGTGGCATCCGTTGATCGGTGTGTCGCCGATCTACGCCTGCGCTGTGGCTGCCGCCCAGGGCACTGCTATCCAGGCGAATAGTGAGAAGTTCTTCACGAACATGAGCCGGCCGAGCGGCATTCTGACCGCTCCCGGGGCGATCAGCCCGGATACCGCCCTTCGCCTCAAGGAAAAGTGGGAAGAGAACTTCACCGGCGGCAACGTCGGCAAGGTCGCGGTGCTCGGCGATGGCCTGAAGTACGAAGCGATGACGATCAGCGCCGTCGACTCGCAGTTGATCGAGCAGCTCAAATTCACTGGCGAGATGATCTGCGCGGTCTTCCATGTGCCGCCGTACAAGCTGGGCCTGGGCCAGATGCCCACGGCGAACAATACGGGCACGTTGAACCAGCAGTATTACGATCAGTGCTTGCAGCCGATCACCGAGAACATGGAATTGCGGCTGGATGATGGACTCGAACTTGGCTTTCCGTTCGAAACCTGGATGGATGAGTCGGTGTTGTTGCGAATGGATCCGGCGACGCGGCTGGAAGGGCATAGTAGTTCCGTTCTAGGTGGCTGGAAGGCCCCCGATGAAGTTCGCAGGGAGGAGAACATGCCGCCTGTACCGGGTGGAGATACACCTTACCTCCAAGTGCAAAACCATAGCTTGGCCGCGCTGGCTCGGCGTGACGCCGAAAGCGTCGGCACGCAGGTCACCGCGCTGCAAGGGCTCATTGCCGCCGCCGCCAAGGGCGAGATTCCGGTGGATACCGTGCGCGCCGCTATCGCCGCGGCATTCCCGCTGCTGACGCCCGAGCAGATCGACGCCATGTGCAAGCCGCTGGATGAATTCGAGCCGCCCGCGCCGCCTGAGCCCGCGAATGATCCGCCACCAGAAGAGCCGGCAGACCCCGAAGAGGAGCCGGATGACGACGCAGAGGACGAGGCCAAGCGTCTCTCGGCCGAACTGACCAAGTATCTGCAGGATGTGAACTATGCCGAAGCCGCGTGACTTGACTCCGCTCGTCAAGGCGGTCGGCGCTGTCATCACGGAGCACGTCGGGAAAGCATTCCGCGTTCTCGCCGATCGCGTCAATGCACTCGAAGCAAAGTTCGCCGAACTGCCGACGCCGAAAGACGGGGTCGATGGCAAGTCGGTTACGGTAGAAGATGTCGCACCGCTGATCGAGCGCGCGGTATCGAATGCCGTTGCGGGGATCGAGGTACCGAAGGCCATCACGCTGGATGACATCCGGCCGGTAGTGGCCGAGGCGATCGATGCGATCCCGAAGCCCAAGGACGGCAAGAGCGTCACGGTGGATGAGTTGCGCCCCGTCATCAAGGAACTGGTTGACCAGATACCGAAGGCTAAGGATGGCGAGGACGGTACAAGTGTGACCGTCGACGAAGTCCTACCGATTGTCACCCCTGCGATGGAAGCGAAGGCCGCCGAAGTCGCGCGGCAAGCAGTCGCTGAGTTACCGCGTCCGGAAAAAGGCGAGCCGGGCAAGTCAGTGACTCTAGAAGACGTTCTGCCCACGGTCAAGGAATGGTTCGACGCGATCCCCAAGCCGAAAGACGGGGAGGACGGGAAGTCGGTCACGGTCGATGATGTGAGCGAATTCATGGAGGCCGCGCTGGCGAAGTGGGCGCTCGAGTTCGAGCGTCGCGCCTCCGACCTGATCCAGCGCTGTATCGACCGTATCCCCAAGCCGAAGGACGGCGAGAAAGGCAAGGACGGACGCGATGCCTTCGAACTGGAGGACATCCGCGCCGAGCTCGCCGACGACGGCCGCACGATGACGCTGGCCTGGGTCCGCGGAGAGGAGCGCGTCCAGCGTCAGCTGGTCCTGCCTCACGTCGTCTATCGCGGAGTCCATCAGCAGGGCAAGCAATACCAGCGCGGCGACTCGGTCACGTTCCAGGGATCGACATGGATTGCGCTGCGTGACACCGGCAGCAAGCCCGAAACGGACGATAGCTGGAAACTTGCCGTGAAACGCGGCCGTGATGGCAAGGATGGACAGAGGGGCGAGAAAGGCGAGCGTGGTGCGCCTGGAAAAGTGGAGCGTTCCTGATGGCTCAGCTTGTGGATATTGATGTCGTCAAGAAGCACCTTCGGTATGACGACGACTTCACCGCTGCCGATGAAACACTGAGTATCAAGATCGATCAGGCGTCGTCAATCATCTTGGACTACCTGAAGGTCGATGCCCTGGATCCGGTGCCCGAGTTTGTCCAGGCTGCGGCCTGTCTGTGCGTGGAATCGCTGTACGACGGCGGCGACCCGCTGAATGACACGGTGAAAGCGTTGCTGCATCGGTCGCGAGATCCGGAGCTGGCGTGAAGCCGTCGACATTCAAGGCTGGCGAATTGGATCAGCGCGTGACCTTCCTGCGCGAGACCAAGGTTGCCGATGGAATGGGCGGCAGTACGATCACCTGGGTGGAGATTGCCGAGGTCTGGGCGAAGGTCCGGCCGATGTCAGGGACCGAGCGCGAGCATTCCGACCGACTCAACGCACAGGCGAACTACCTGATTGTCATCAGATACCGAGATGACATCACCGAGAACGATGTTGCCGAGTGGAAGGGGCAGAGATTCAACATCCGCTTCAGCAAGGACGAGGCGCGCAGCACTTTCCTTCAGATCGAGGCTGAGCGCGGGGTGGCCGCATGAAGCCTGTCTCCGGCGTGAACCTCGTCGGCATGAAGGATCTTGAGGAGACGCTGACCACCGTATCACCACGGGAGGCCAAGAACATCCTACGGCGCACGACGTTTGGCCTGGCTGGTGTAGTGGCCGACAAGATCAAATCACGCGCGCCACGCCGAACCGGCAAGTATGCCCGCGCCATCAAGCGCAAACGCAATCGCGGCACCAAGACACAGGTAGAGGCGTCCGTGGTTGCGGAGAGCGGCAAGAATCAGCACGGGTTCAAGTGGGCTTGGCTGGAGTTTGGCACGGTGAAGATGACCGCTCAGCCTCACATCGTTCCCAGCGTTGAAGAGATCCGGCCCGGCGTCGAAGGTATTTTCCGCCAGGAATTCGGCGTGCAGTACCAGAAAGAGATGGCCAAGCGGTACAAGAAACGCAAATGACACCCGGGCAGATTGAGCGCATGACCTCGCAAGACTGGGAGCCACCAGCATTCCCTGTCGGGCAGCGCGTTGTGCATCCATCGAGCGGGCGAACCGGCTTTGTGCAGGGCTACTTCGGATGGAATCCGCCTGTGCTTCTGTACGGGATGAAGTTCGACAACGCCGACGATGAAATGGAATGGCTCAGTCAGTCTGATATCCGGGCAGCAGAATGAGTTTCGAGGCAGCACTACAGCAGGCAGTCTATGACCAGCTGTCCGGCTATCCCGGCATGCCAACGGTCTATGACGATGTGCCTGGCGATGCTGCCTTCCCGTACGTGGTGATCGGTGACGACACGCACATCCCGTTTGATACGGACGATTCGCTCGGTTCTGAATCGACGCTGACGCTGCACGTCTGGAGCCGATATCGCGGCAAGAAGGAATGCAAGGACATCATGGCCTTGATCTACGCCGCATTGACTCGTCAGCCGCTCGCGCTCGACGGGCACGACTTGATAACGATTGAGTTCGAATATTCTGAAGTTGTTTTAGATCCCGATGGCCAGACTCGCCATGGGGTCCAGCGGTTCCGCGCGCTCGTCGAGCAAGTCACCGCCACCTGAGTTTTCCGCCCGCTAGGGCATTTCACCTGGAGATTTAAACCATGCCTGCACTTGTAGGGCGTCGGGTTACTTTTACCCCGACTGGAGCCGGCGCGCCTGTCACCGGCATGCGCACGAAGACGATCACGCTTAGCAATGAGCCGATCGACATCACCTCGGACGATGACTCCGGCTGGCGCACGTTCCTGGCCGAAGATCCTGCCCAGCGATCCATTGACATGGCCGTCGAGGGCATCACCAAGGATAACGAGTTGATGAAGCTCGCAGCCCAAGGTGGCAGCGGACTCGTCAGCGAATACACGCTGAATTTCCCCGGCCTGGGCTCGTTCACTGGTGACTTCTACATCGGCACGCTGGAGTTGGGGGCGCCCTACAACGAGGGCGTTACCTTCTCCTGCAACATCCAGTCGAGCGGGCCGCAAGTGTTCGTTGAGGAGACTTGATGTCAGCCGTCTTTCGCGAACTTGTCTTGAACTGGCAGGGCAGCGAGTACCGCGTCAAGCCGACGATGGCGCTCCTCAACAAGATTGAGCAAGACGTATCGCTGTCGGTGCTGGCATTCAAGATCACCAGCGGCAACCCGCCACTGACGCAACTCGCTACCGTGATCTCACATTTCCTCACTGCGGCCGGCGCTAAGGATGCGCCGGCAGAGGAGGTTTATGCAGAGATTCTCCACGGTGACAAGAAGATCGTTGGCGACATGGCTGCGGCATTGATGCTGGCTGTTTTCCCGCAACGGGGAAAAGCCGAGGCCCCGACGACGACAGGCAAATCGGAAAAGCGAAGTCGTGCCCAGAAATAGAGTGGGGCGACTTCTATGACGTTGCTGTCGGGGCCTGGGGACTATCACCGAGCGAGTTCTGGGCGATGTGCCCCGAGGAATGGTGGCGGGTGTATGAGGTCAAGCGCAAGCGTGATCCCGAGACCGACTACGCCGGGAAGCTCACCGAGTCGGATTGCGAGGAACTGTATGCGCTCATTGCGTGAGGATGACTGATGGCTAAGGGCGCAGCGGTCGCAAGTTTGCTGGTCCAGATCGGGGCCGACATTTCCGGCCTCGAGGCTGGCGGCAAGCAAGCGACCAAGTCCATGCAGGACCTTGGCAAGCATGCGCGAGACCTGGGTAACAAGATGGCGGCGCTGGGAGCCGCCGCCGTTGCCGCTGGTGCTGCGATGGTTGCCGGGCTGACGAAGGCTGGGCTTGAAAACATCGACGTACAGGCGAAGCTTGCGCGCTCGATTGGCGGCACCATCGATGGTCTGCGGGCTTTGCAGCTTGCGACCGGCGAGGCCGGCGTGACTGGTGAGGCGCTGAGCAAGGCGATGCAGCAGCTCAACGCCAGGTTGGGTGAAGCCCAGAGGGGTACGGGCCAAGCAAAGAAATCGCTCGACATGCTGGGGCTGTCCGCACAGTCGCTGGCGCAGATGGATACGGATACGCGTATCGCAACGATCGCGGATCGAATCAGGGAGCTTGGCCTATCTACGTCCCAGACTGCGGATGTACTGCGGAACTTCGGCATTCGCGGCGGCGAGATGGTGGACTTTCTGCGCCAGGGCGGCGACACAATCCACGCTGCTCGTGATGACATCGTCGCGTTTGGCCTGAGCCTGTCTGCTGTTGATGCCGCAAAGGTGGAGGCGGCCAACGATGCCATGGGCCGCATGGGCTTGGTATTGGAAGGCATCAAGAATCAGCTGGCGATTGCCTTCGCGCCGATGCTCAAGGAATTGGCGGATCGGTTCAACAATCTCGCGAAGGAAAATAAAGGTTTTGGCGAGCAGGCGACGCAGACGGCCGAGACAATCGCCACGGGTTTTGGGTACGTCGCCGACGTGTTGCATGGGCTGCATGTCGTCATCAAGGGGCTGCAACTGGTCGCGGAAGGCTTCGGCGGCGCGTTCTATTCGGTGATCCAGGGAATCATGGAAGCCGTGGTCGCGCTGAACGACGCCGTGGCCCGCGACATCAACAAGACCATCGGGTTCTTCAACAACCTCGGCGCGAGCATCGAAGAACTGCCGCTGATGACGAACAGCGAGTGGGTCAACGACTTCCGCAAGTTCGCCGATGGTTCTCGTGATCGCGTCGCTCGTGTTCGGGGCGAACTGCACGACTTAGCGATGCAGGAGATGCCGAGCGACAAGATCGCCGCATTCTTCGATGACGCTCGCAAGTGTGCGGATGAAGCAGCCCAAGCTGTCGTCAATAACCAGCCCGGCAGCGGTGACTTCGATAGCGCTGGCGAGGATGAGGCGGCGAAGAAGCGTGAAGAAGAACGCGCCAAGTTGCTGGAGGCCCAGCGTGAGGCGTTGGCCGAGCGACTGAACGCCATCATCGAATTCGCTGCGGCCACGGATGAACTTGAGGTTGCGCGGCATGAGGAGAAGCTTGAGCAGCTTCGATTCGCGCTCGAGGAAGAAC